TATTCCCTCCCTTGGACCGTGAGGCAGGAATTTCGTTGTTACATGGTAACTAACAGTAGACAGTATAGCGCATTTTCTCCGGTTCGTCAACCTTTTTTTGAAAGTTTTTTGCGCAATGAAAAGTAAAGCATTAAATGCAACAAATTTTCGGCTCTGTTTTTGTGGATTTTAGCGTAAAGCAAACAAGCCGCCAAGCGCACCCCGCTTGCGGTTATCCCTTATTGTTCATTTTTACCAGTGATTTTCTGCTTTCTATGTGCTTTATGCTGTCAAACCAAGCTCCCGCAGGCATTCGCGGAACATTGTGCCGGCGCTCTTATAGCCGAAAATTTTTCTAGGATAGCTGTTAATCCAGTTCTCCGTGGCTGCGATTTCTTCCGCTGTGACCTTTGAGAAGTCCGTGCCTTTCGGATGCCGGCGGCGGATCATGCCGTTCACATTCTCATTGCTCCCACGTTCCCAGGAAGAATACGGATGACAATAGTACACCTTCGTCCGCTTATCTCCGGTGATGCAGGACTGTTCCAGCTGGTCGGCCAATGCAAACTCACTGCCGTTGTCCACCGTGATGCTCTTATAAATGATGCCAAACTTCTCTGCGCCCAACTTCCGTTCCAGCGCATTGATTGCCTGCACGGTCGTCTCTGCACGGCGATCCGGCACCATTATAATATTTTCGTTCCGGGTTTTGCGCTCGGTCAGCACCAGCAGTGCAACCGTACTTTTCTTCTTGCCGGAATACACCGTGTCCATTTCCCAGTGTCCAAATTCTTCACGGTCTTTTACTTCCGCCGGGCGTTTTTCGATACTCTCACCAGCCGGCGCACGGGCAGGATTCTTTGTTTTGACCTTTTTATAGTCGCCCTTATGCACGCCATGTCTGGGCAGAGCCTTTTGTGTCAGATTCAGGAACACACCCTTTTTGATGTAGCTATATATGGTAGGCACCGATATATGCGTTTTGAATGTCCGTCCTTCTTCCATGGCATAACCATACACCGCAGCCGGTGAGCAGTCCTTATCTATAATGGTCTGTTCGATATAGCTTGCAAGCTCATGATCCTTGCCGATTTTAAGGTTTGGCCCCTTTTCCCGAAGATGTGCCTGATACCTTTGCTCTGCAATGTCCGGGCTGTATGTAGGAATCAGCTTCCACGTCTTACCGTCCAGCTTGTCATAACTGCCGCGCTTCAATTCCCGGTACACCGTGGACGGGTCCACCCGCAGCCTGTCTGCGATTTCCTTTACTCTCAGCCCATCTTTCAACCACTTTTCGATACGGATTCGGTCTGTAAGCGTAAGCTGTTTGAACACTCGCACGCCGTTTTCCTCCTTCCGACTATGGCGTTTATTTTCGTTTTAAGCGTAAATTATACGGTGTACCGTTGTCAATTCGCAAACTTTCCGCACTTTGCACATTTCCTTTGTGCAAAACTCCCAGACAAACAAAAAATGCCCCGCCAGCAATCCATCAGGATGCCAGTGGGGCATTGCTTTACTTAGTGGAGATACCTTGCCAATTCAGATGCAACAAAGCCTGCGATCACTGCCGCAATGACTGCCCACCAGAGTTTGTTTCCAAATACTCCGGGGGCTTTTTCCAGCGCGGTCAAGCGGTCGTCCTGCTTCTTGTTCTGTGCCGTCACAACTTCAAGGCTCCGGTTTGTGGTTTCGAGTTGCTGGATGGTCAACTTGATATTGGTGTTCATGCCGTTTACTGCATCGGTCAGCTTCCCCAGCTCGTCCAGCCGGTGGGTGTTGCTCTGTGCACGGTTTTCGACCGCTGTCAGGCGATGTTCCAGTTCCTCGTCAGTCATTACGCTTGTTCTCCCCCACGTTACCGAAATGGGCCACAGTAGTGGTTTCTGCGGATTTCTTTGCCATGTAATCTTCGAGCTTCTTCTTGGTAAAGTCGAACACAAGCTGCACGATCCAATCCAGCGTCCGCTCATTGATTGCCCAGTCCAGCCAGTCCGGGGTGTACCCACGCAGTACGGCAATGACATGGGCTTTCTTTTCTGCACCCGCGCCACTGCCGAACTTTTCCTCTGCGTTGACGATCCACTTGTACACAGTCTTTGCGACCACAAGGCCGTAACCCAGACGTACCGCCGCCAGCGCCGTGACCACAAGGCCGACCACCATGAAGATGCAGGCCAGCCATTCAGGGAATGCCATCAGAAAAACTTTCAGAATGTTCTCCATTTTGTTTTCCTCCTACTCTTAACCCACCCAACGGCTCTTTACCGCACGGGTGTCGATGTGTACCCAGCCAGCAGGACGACCAGTTTTTACCGGGTAACGTCCGATGCCGCCGGTGTTTTTCAGCAGCGTTTCGGCGTAGGTCGCGAGCGTTTCCACGTCCACGCCCTGAATCCGAATATCTGCCGCCATACCGTAGCAATGCTGACTGTACGTTGCGCCCTTGACCGCCTTGTTATGGGCGGCAGTGCGATATGCGCTGGTGATTGTAACAGCCTTTCCAAAGTGATTCCGGATGTTCTGCAATAGTTTCACCAACACATCATCAATAAAGATGGGGTCAGTCCCATCCTTGCAGCGAAACTCTTTCACGGCAAAATTTGCGGACAGTTTCTTGTTACCATCCTTTGCCAGTGAATAGGCTTTAATCGCCATTGTCGTTTTCTCCTTTCTGGCTCAATGCCATTTTGCAGCCGCTCGACCCGCACTCAGCCACCAGCACGGCAAATTCGCCGCGCTCTGCGGTCGTGTCCGCACCACTGGTTTCCAGCCGGGTCAGCAGGCTTTCGCACAGATCGGGCCAGCTTTTATGCTGCATAGTCTTCGCCCGTGATGTTCTTGTAGTCGTCGGCGGTAATTTCACCGCTTTCCACGCGCGCGGCCAGAACCTTCTTGACAGCAACGCGGCGGCTGATGGGCATTTCGGCCCAAGTCTTAGTGCCAGCGATCAAACGGTTTGCCCAAATTTTATCCATAGTCCTTTACCTCCTTATTCCTTGTTGGCGTTGATGGCTTCGTCCAAATCGCAAAGAGCCTGCTCGATGTTGCTCAAGCGCTCGTCGTTGGCTGCGTCCTGCTCACACAGGGCATCTTCCATTTCAGCCACACGGTCGGGCAGCTGTTCGTGCTCCTGCTGCTTCTTGGCTGCGGCTTCCTTCTCCTGCCGGGTGGGCAGATTGTCCTTTTTCCACTGAATCATGGTGACTGTCCTCCTTACTGGAATGCGCCACTGACGGCTTCGATGTAGCCGCCGGTGCCGGATGCACCACGGCTGATGGAAACGCGGAAGTTGAACGCCGCGCCGTTGGCGGCAGTGCTGTTGGTGAACACGATATTCACGCCTTTCTGGACTTCAGTCGTGGCATCCTGCCAGACCGGGGACTGGTCGTTGGCGTTGTTCGTGACCTCGACCTTGAAAGTGGCATCGTCAGGGATGCTGCCCGTCACCTGAAGGACGGCAACGGTAATGTCACCATCCACGGCCAGCGGGGTGGTCAGGGTCACACTTGCGCTGGTAACGCTCTTGGTGAACGTGGCGTTCAGACTGGTGCTCTCCTTGCCATCGTTCGCGGCGATCTGAATGGTATGGGAGCCATTCAGGATGCGCTGGAAATTTTCTGCGGTACTGCCCTGCCCAAAGGTCAGCGTAGTACCGCTTGCAATGCCGGTGCGGGTGGCAGTGGTCTTGCCGTCCAGTTTTTCGGTAACGGTCAGGGTGTCACCGTCTGCATCGGTGACGGTATACGCGAAGTTGAAGGGTGCGTTCTGCTTCCCCAGATTCGTGGAACTGGCGTTGATGGCCGGTGCAGTGTTCGTGCTGACCGTGCCGTCGTCAGAGACCACGAGTGTAGAGGGAAGTACGAAAGCGGGGCGAACACCATAGGTGCCGACGCAGTTCCAGTCGTCGTAGGAGCCATCAGACCTGACAGCCCAGACGCAGCTGCTGCCGTTGATGCTCGGAGATCGCAGCCACCATTCGGCAGCGCCGCTGCCGTTGTAGGCAACGCGCTTGCTTGCGCTGTCGAAGTAAGACAGTTTTGCACCCTCGGTGTTCATGTAGCTTACGCCGCTGAAACCGACTTCCGTGCCAGACAGCAGGAACACCTTGCAGCTCAGTCCGTTAGAACCGCTCATCACATTGTTGTTCGAGTAATTGGTGTACGGAATTTTGACCTGTTTGATGGCATTGCGAATATCGGCATCGATCAGGCTGATGAACGTACCATTCAGGTACGCGGTCATGTCGGAGTTCAGGTAGTCGTTGTTGGAACCGTCCCACTTCATCGTGGTATAGATGTCCTTCATTACCACCCAAACGCCGTTGCAGCTTGCATCATAGGCGCTGCTGGGCAAGCCCTGATGCACGATGATGAAATCTTTGGCCGCGCCGTTGACCTTGATCTTGACGATGCTGCCAACGGCCTTTGTGCTCAGTTTTACGTTTGCCATTGTTACCTCCTTATAAAATCAGGCCCACGGCAAAACGCCAATGGGTCTTGTGT